TGGATGATGTAAAGCATGATGTAGCGGAGTGCTTTTGTTTCTGCGCTTGCCTCCGCTTTTTTCTTGTCGTGCCGGGTAACGAAGAACTGAATCAGCCCCATCAGGCCGGCACTCGTGGCTGCTGCGATAATCGCAACAATTACCGTTTCGCTCATTTGTGGTTCCTCCTTGGCATAAGAAAACCCACGGCGCTTTTGCGTCGTGGGTTTGCTGGCCTTTACGGCCTATTCGAGAAAGTCCGGCGTTTCATCAGCGCCGAGGATTGAGATGTACTCTCGCTGCGCTCGCTCGACCATAGCCGCTTGCGCCTCGGTGTACGCATTTGCCTCTGTGAGTGCCAGAGAGAGCCGACGGATGATGATCGCCTGCTGCTCAACCAGCCCACAGAGGGCTTCGATCAGTTGCAGATTGGACATGTTTCCTCCCGCGTGGATTAGTCGCCTTCGGTGATGAGGTCTTCGCAGCCGCTGTCAATCAGCAGCTCTCTGACCTGGTCCTTCAGCTTGACCGGGACCTGGGCAAAGGTCTTCTTGCCGAGAATGATCTGCTGGCACCAGAGCATGGCCATCATGTCCTCACCTCCCTTCCCGAAAAGCAGTCTACAGATGAAATGCCTAACCATAGACGATCTCCGACATTTCAAGCAGACATTCCGTGAGCATCGAGATTGCATCTTCCTGCTCCGCGAGCTTTGCCCGCATCTGTGCGACGGTGAGCGGGGCGATGTCTTCCTCCGGATCATCCGGCTGCGGGCTGGGCTCCGGGTAATCCTGGGAAAGCTCGTCATATTCTGCCTCGGTGATGACAATGGCCGTCCGGATGATCTCCGGATCCGGAATGAGCGGCCGGCCGTCGAGCTGATAGATCACGCTGCCGGTGGCGTCCTGAACGCCCCAGGCATCGCGCTCCCTGTCGCAGATGGTGGTCACACCATTGCTCTGGTGCGTAACATACACCGGAGGATCCAGCATTTCGACACCGACAAGCTCCTCGGCTTGGTTAAGCAGTTTGATATAGATAGCCATAGTCTACCTCCTCGTGTGCAAATAGTTGGTCGTACAGTATACCCATGGACTGAACTGTGTGCCAGGCATCAAAGCGCAGGGCGTAGGACTTCCAGCTCTGCCATGCATTCCAGATGTCCGCCTGGGTCATGATTCCCTGGTCGAGCTTGAGCCGCAGCTTCTTGAGCTTTTTCCGCTCCCGTACTATGCTGCGCTTATAGATCTTTCGGACGATCCGGCCGGACGGCTGAATCGAGATCCGCATCTTGAGCCAGGAGAAGCCATGCGACAGCTTTACGATCTGGGTCTTCTTCTCGTTGAGGACGATCCCGAGCTTGGTGCATAGCGCCTGGATCTTAACAAGGCACTCCTGCAGATATGCTTTGGAGTGATGGATTAGATAGCCGTCATCCATGTACCTGGCATAGCCTTTGATCTGCAGCTCCTCCTTGATGTAGTGATCGAGCCGGTTGCCGGAGACGAGCGCAAGGACCTGGCTGATCTGGCTGCCGAGGCCGAGGCCGCGGTCTCCGAACATTTCCACAAAGTGTTCCGTGATTCCAATGATCCGCGGGTCGGTGAATTGTCGCCGCAGCTCCGCTTTGATCACCGCATGATCTACGTTGTCGAAGAATTTGCGGAAGTCGAATAGGAGGATATATCCCTCCCGGCCATGCTTCCGGATGTGCCGCCGAAGGTGGCAGATAAGCCGGTCAGCAGCGAAATCGTAGCCCTTCCCTTTCAGGCTGGCCCCGTTGTCATGAATGAATGTGCGGCACAGGATCGGGTTGAGCGCGATGTCGCAGAGCGTCCGCTGTACAACGCGCTCCCCTATGACGGTGGATCGGATGTGACGGGCTTTGCCTCGCTCGTAAAGATCGAACTCATAGAAGCCTGGGCTTTTGTATGTTCCGTTTTCAAGCCGGCGGAAGATCTGGTACACCGCAAGGGGCGCGGTGACGATGAACTTCTGCACGCTTGATTTCCAACTCACGCCTCTCCTGCAGAGGCGATATGATCGGTATAAATGGGCATAGGAAAAGACGGAAGCAAACGAATCACTGTCCGCTACACGCTCCCGTTTCTCCTGTCGTTTCTGTTGGCGGCGGTGGTATCGTGCCGCCCTGCGTTCCTCACTTGTCATTGCAGATCCTTTGTGCCCTGTGTGCCTGTCGGAAGGTTGCAGTAGACACGTAACGTCACCGGGCATGAAACGGCGCATCACCTTCAAGCACCGCCATGCAAGCAGCGTCCGCCCGGACGTATCAGGACAATATTTACCTTTCGGACGGTCCCGCGCTCCTTCTCTCCACTCAAGGCTGATTTCCCCGGGATCCCGGTTACTTTGTCTGCTCGAAGAGGAGCCCCACGAGATGGAATTCGAGTTGGTCGCGCTGTTGCTGTTGGCGTTGCCGTTGGTGTTCACATTGCAGAAGTTGGAGCTGCTCGCAGCATCCGGAGAGCGGAGCCACCAGTTCACCGCAGAACCCAACGTGTACATGTCCAGCACGGAACCGACGATATTATGGCAGGTTTTTGTACCGTGCCTTATCGCTTTTGATGACGGCCTTGATCAGGTTGATTTCCTTATGCACAAGCTCCATCCACTGCTGCATGTGCCGGCTCTCGATCTGAATGATCTCGGCGTCGGCTTCCAGTTCTGACACCATGTCCTGGAGCGCAGCCAGGGCATAGATGAATTCATCCTTTCGGAGCTGCGCTTCATGCTGATTCGTCGGAAAGATCGAGTTGCCGCGCTTGACGTGGCCATAGATCTCCTTGCTCAAATCAGACAGCGGCACCGCAACATAGAACGTGTACCGTTTCGGGATCGCAGTGCAGCGCCGGATCGTATAGATTCGCAGATCTCTGGCCGTAAGGAGAAACTGCATATCCGACGTTGCTCTGTTGCTTCTGGGTACAGACATAGGCATCACCCTCCGCCGACATTCTATCAATTTCAGCGCAGAATTGTAGAAAATGATAGAAAATAACAGAATAGCGGATTTTTGTAAAAAATCGCGCGGCGCTTACGCGCCGATCCGTTTATCTCCGCCCCACAAGGGGGCGGAGATTTTGGATTCCGGATTAAATACAGAAGCCCCACGAGATGGAATTCGAGTTGGTCGCGCTGCCGCTGCCGGCGGCGCCGGTGGTGCCCACATAGCAGAAGTAGGAGCTGCTCGCAGCATCCGGAGAGCGGAGCCACCAGAACACCGCAGAACCCGTGCCGTTGTAGGTCTTGCGGATTCTGGCGTTGTTGGAGCTGAACACCGAGAAGGTCTTCCGCGCAGCGCCTGCGGCGACTTCGTTCTTGTACGGGACGTCGTTGGCGTTGTGGCCAACTTCTGCTCTGGAGAGCAGGAACAGCTTGACGTCTGTGGACACGATCTGATCCGACGTGCCGCCGGCAGAGGAGAGAACCTTGACTGTGGTGATCGCGGATTTCCAATGCGTCGGCAGGTTGTTGTAGACAGTCGTGTTCAGCCAGGTCTTGTTTGCGCTGTTCGGCCAGCCGCCGCTGTTCGTCGCCGAGCCATTCATGGATCGTGCCGCGTTCATGGCGCCGATCATGTGGAAAACGACGGCGGCATAGTTGCCACTTCCGTCAGCCTTCTCAAAGTGGTCGAAGCCGATGACCTGCAGGATGATCTTGGCATCGGCAAAGGCGGTCGTGCCGGACGTGTCGATGCAGATCTTGTCGCCCACCGACATAAAGCTGTCAGCCTGGCCGGAAAGGCACGCGCCGACGAATTCGCCGAAGCTGTAGGCGTTGGTCTCGCCCTCCTCGAGGATGTCCGAGAACAGATAGGTGTACGATGCCGGGATGCTGGACGGCACCACGATCTGCTGGAATACGGCGTTGATGTCCATATCCGCGTGGACGTTGGTCGCCGTCTGATCCCAGCCGAAAAAGATGTTGCCGGTCTTCGTCGGAAGATCTCCGTTGTACACGGCTGACCCGTACACGTCAACGGTATCCGTCTCGAGGAGCGTGCTGCCGTTCCACCAGCGCACGGTGTAGGTCCGCGTGGATTCGCTGAATGTAGCGGTTACGTCCAGATCCTCGGTGACATACGCGAAAGACCTGTCCCACGCGGCGAACGTATACACGGTATCGACGGTTGACGGCTTTGTGGGTGTTTCGATCAGTCCTGCAGCAACCGGATTCTGCGCGGCGCCGTATGCCGTGACCGACTGCGTGTTGAGCACGGTGCCGTCGTAGTTCAGGAACCGCACCGTATAGGTCGGCAGCAGCTCACCGTAGGTGATGCTCAGGCCGGGGAACGACGCGACGATGGCGTCATATTCGGCCCGGGAAATCGCCGTCACATAGGCGTGACCGGTGACCACCGCATTCGGGGTATTGGCGCCGGTTTCGTCCAGGCCGGCAAGCGTGGTGAGCTGCCGCAGCAGTGTCGCATTCGGCAGCGTCCAGTTGATGCCGATCAGACGGACCCTCGCAAGGTTCGCCGCGTCAGCGCACAGCGTCCTCGTGTCGATGGCTGCGCAGTTCTCCACCCACAGCGACGTGAGGTTGGTGCCGCTCATGGAGAACGTTTCGAGCTTGGCCAGGTTCCGCGCAACGAGGGTGGCCGGGCTGCCAAGGTAGGCGGTTTCCAGGAGAGCACCTTCCGCGAACGTGACGCCGGTGATGCCGGAATCTGTAAGGTAGATTTCCTTGAGGAAGCCGAGATTGCTCAGGTCCAGCGGTTTTGTAAGCTCCGGCGTTCCGCGCAGATCCACCTTTTCCAGCAGGGCGCTGGCACCGAGCGAAACGCCGCCGCTCTCTGCTGTCATACCGGTGTTTTCGTAGCCGGTCTCTGCAGAGCCGAGGATCAACTGACACAATCTGCTCGCGGAGCTGATGTCTGCAAACTTGGTGTAAAGCGCGGCCATGCTGCCGATGGACTGGATCACGCTGGCCGAATAGATGTAGGTTTCCAGATCGTTGAGGGCGATTCCCGCCGGCATTTCCAGCGTGTACGACTGTCCGGCCTTTGCTCTGACAGAGACCTCGCCGGCGTTGCCATACTGGACGCGGAGGTAGATGTCCGCGGACGGAACGACGTCAACGATGTCGCCTGACGGCTCGACGCCGGTCCACGGATCCGGAGCGTTCAGGCGCATGGAGATGCGGTCGGCCGTTGCGACGGAGCCGCGGTACTTCGAGGAGCAGTAGGGTCCCTGGTTCTGCTCGAAGAATTCACGCTGGTATTCCTTGGTGCCGAGCATCTGGGCCATGTAACGCTCCTCACCGGAGTACAGGTAAGCCGAGAAATATTTCTCGTACATATCCTCCGCGCAGAGCGCTTCGGGCCTCGCAGCCTGGTATGATTTGAATTTGTTCAGGATCCTTGTGACGTCCCACGCGCCGGCTGCCTCGCGGTTTCGGAACATGGTGGCAAGCTCAGCGGCGAACAGATCCCGGAGGTTGACCCACAGGACGGAGTCCGCAGCGTTGAACACGTTGGACGCGCCGACGGTGTCCGTGTCCTCCAGGCCGTACCGGAACGTCAGGCCGCCGGAGTTATCGGTGCCTTCGGCGGTATCATCGTCGTAGTTCTTGTTGAAATTCCAGCGCCAGGAACCGTTGGGATCGGGCTCGTAGCTGACGAAGCAGTTCTTCGCCCGGTTGTCAACCATGCAGTGGCGCTCGGTAAAAACATAGTGGTAAAGCAGGCTGTTCACATTGAAGTGATCCGCGAGCTCAGCTTTGAATTTCGCCGCGCGGTAAGACGCGCTGTCCGTGGTGTAGGTCACGCCGTTGTAGGTGACCGGCGCGGGCAAGGTATCGCCTGTGGCTGCGTCCCTGTCCGTGGAAACGACCCAGGACAGGAGCGATTGCCAGGCCGCTTTGTCTGCAGCCGTCGGGCTCTTGGGATAGCGGAATTCAAAGTTGCTGCCGGATTTTCCGTCCCAGGTCTCGGCGCTGAGATCGTCCGACTTGAACCGACACTGCGGATTGTTGTTATTCAGGATCTCCACGCACAGGACGCCGGGATAATCGGAAGTCTGACCGAATACGGCGAAGTTCTTCTTGGAGTTGTTCATGTCGCCGCAGCCGTAGAGGATGGTGTCGCCGGATTCCACTGTGCGGGCGCCGACGGTGATGGTGGTGTCTGCGGTGTTGGTGAAGAAGATCGCGCATGGAACGCCCTGGATGGTGTCTCGAACAGCGGGGTTGTCGTCCCGCATCTTCGTGATATTCGGCTGGAAGGTGTTGTAATCATCTGCCAGCAGGACGTTGTTCGCGTTTTCCGACGAGGCGATGTTGACCTTGAGGTTGATGTAGTTGACCGGGATCGCGCCATCGGTCATGGCGTAGCCGGTCTTGGTCTCGCCGTTGCCGTCCACCCAGGAGGTGGCGTGTGAGAAGTCCAGATCCAGGTTCAGCGCCGCCAGAATGTATTCCAGAGAGGAAGTGCCCTGCGCCTTCATCGTGACGCCTTCCGCAAGGAAATAGAAGTCCTCGCCGCCCTGGGTGTAGATCAGCTCAACCTTGCAGGTGACCTCATCGTCTTTGCCCGTGGTCATCCTGTCCGCCCAGATGTGGATGATCCGGAGCGTCTGGGACGCTTCGGCCAGCTTCGTCAGACTGACGCTGCCGTTGGCGGCAAAGATGTCGTTCCGCTTGAATCGGTTGACCATCTCCTCCGCGTCGGTGCAGTCCGCCACGAAGTTGTCCATGATCTCATAGCGGGTCAGGCTGTTGCCGTACATCTTGAGCCGGTAGAGCCAGATGTCCGCATTGTCGGAGCCGATCTTGACGTTCTCCGGCGCCGCCTGCACCCAGTTGTCGCCGGGCGTGTACGCGAAGAATCTGGCGGGGATGCCCTTGAGAGACAGCACGGCCAGCCGGTTCTCGCTGGATGCTTCGATGTTCAGATCCATTTCGATCTGCCTGTCTGTACAGTAAGGCGCCGTGCGGGACTGTAGCTCGGACGAGAAGACCGCGTCAGTGGCAGACAGTTTCAGGCCGATGCCGTTGGCCTTACACGAGAGGATCTCCGTGGTATCCAGGCCGACATTGACGGTCTTGAAGATCATTTTGATTTCCTTGCCAGCCACGGCGGCGTCATCGTCGAAGAAGCTGCGATCCATGGTGATGTAGGAGCCACGCCGGATCACGAAGGCCGTAACGCCGTCGCCGTCCTGCCGGAATCCGCCGTTGACCCAGTCAAAGTTGGCCGAGAAGGTGAACGGATGGTTCGTGCCGTTCTCGTCCGTGTAGCCGAAGGACGTGCGGTTTGCCTCCGCGTTGGAGTGTCCGGAAGGGTCGACGTCCATCACAAGGCCGTTGGTGACCGGCTGGATATTATATCCGCTGGACGCAACGGTCATCGTGATGACCGCTGCCACTTCCCCGCAGACCACACTCAGCGAGACCGTTCCGGTGGTCGTTGCACGGTAGGACCAGGTCTGCACCGTCCGATCAACAGTGAGTGTGTTGAGCGTGGTATTTCCCTGTTTCAGGCTGATCGAAGCCGTCCCGCTGGACGGATCGTAGATCATGTACTTAATGGTCGCCGTAGAAAACTGCGGAACGGTCGGGGCGGGGTCATACACGGCGACGATCGGATCCGTTTCTTCGGCTTCCGTCCAGATGCCGACGTGCCGGAGCGGGACGGTGCTGACCGTCTCGCCGTTGACCGTCGCCTCGATCCATGCCAGGATAGTGTGCGCACCATGCTCCTGCGCCTCGATTGTGGTGGAAACGGTACGCCCTGTGGTCGTGATCTCAGATTCAAGGACAACGTCCCCGTCCAGGCTGACTTTCAGGGTTTTCGTGCCGTTGCCGGTGGGTACGAGGCGCAGCGTCAACGATGCGGTACCGTGCACGGTCATCTCCTCCAGGTTCCACGTCAATCCGTAGCTGGAGACGTTGACGGTGAATGAGACCGTTTTGGTGTTGCCGTAGCCGTCCTCAATGGTGAGCTTGACGGCGTTGTCGCCGCCTGCGGTGAGGTACGGGAAGATGTCAAAGCTGTTGCTGCCCTGCTGCACCGTGCGTCTCGATACGACGGTGGCGCCGACGCGCCAAACCTCAGAGCCGGGGCCTGTCGCCGTTTCGGATTCGCTGTCCAGGCTCGTCCAGGAATAGGAGATCGGGCAGGTGCCGGCGGTGTCCAGAATGGTGACCACGCTGGGCGTGACCCGTGTGATGCGAAGGATCGAGCCGACGTCGATTCCGCCGCCGGACGGCAGTATTACGCCGTCGCCGATGGTCTCCTCTGCGTCCGAATCGTAGAGATAGAGCTTGTCATCGACGATGGCGAGATCCAGCTTGGACAGATCCACATCCGGCGTCATGGTTTCCAGATGCCGGAGGAACTCGCCGACGCTTTCATAGGAATCGCCATTGGAGTCCATGCGGGCGTCGATCAGCTCGCCCAGGAAGGTCGCCAGAGGGATGCGATAGAACGACACCCCTTTCTTGACGTAAACATCGTTCACCCCGGTCAGGGACAACAGTTGATCAATCTCGGTGATTTTTGTTCCGCTTGCCATTGTTCTGCACCTCCTATCTCCACGGATCAAAGCTGTAACCGCCGATCTTGTCTCGAACAAAAACCTTTCCCTGGCCGGTTGATGGGGTGGCTCGGCTAAGGTAGATCTGTGTTACAGCATTCGACGACAGCGCGAAGACAAACACGAATCCGGCGCCGGTCGGTGCGTCGGACGGTGCATGCCCACAGCCTTGCGCTGCTTGATAGAATCCGGGATTTGTAATATCATTCAGGTCCTCCGTTGAACTGATGACCGCAGGGCTTGCGAAAAAGGCAGGGACAATTTTAGCTGCAGCGTTTTTGTATGTCGTCTCTCCTGTGCCGCCGCGTGTCACGCTGAGGGTTCCGCTGGTGATTTGGCTGGCAGAATGGTAATGTGTTGAGGGCGCCGCGCCGATGTCAGAAGCCGTGGCTCTGTGCACATTTCCTGTCGCAGAAAGATGCGCAATCAGGGAGCGAATGGCCTTTGCGATCTTTCCGAAGGCGATGGTCAGGCGCTCTCCGGAGATCAGGTTGGCGTTTTCGGAAGCCTCCGTATACGTCGGCATCTGATCGTCCGTCGCCACGTTCGGCACATTGCCGAGGCCGACCTGTGTGGCTGTGACGGCATGCGGATTCGATGTGTCTGCGACGTGGGTATCAAAGTCCGTCTTGGTCGCATAGACCAGGGACTCATTGATAAGCGCAGAGACGTTTTCCGCATTGCTGACAAAGACGTCGATGGTGATGTCTTCCTCGAGGATGCTGTCGCCGGAAGCGGCGATATAGTCAGCGGTGGCCTCCGGTTCCGTGCCGTAGGCGTAGAGGATCTCCTCCGAACTGTCATCCTGATCCTGTGCAAAAACGCCGATCTCCGTCATTCTGAAACCGGCGTCGAGGGTGGAGTTGGTCAGCGTCACGGAGATGGTGGCTTTCTGATTCGCAATCGTCAGATCGCTGATATTCAATGAAGCAAGCGGGTTGGAAAGATCCGTTGCGGCGCCGACGGCCTGCGCGGCGCCGTTGCCGATTTTCACCCTGGTCAGTGTGATTTCGTCGCCGGACATCGCCCGGAGCAGAGCGTTGATGCCTGCGTTTGTGAGTTGCAAATTCATAGAATCGCCTCCTACAGATAGATAAGACCGCCGTCCGGCATGAGCAGCGGATCGCCGTTTTCATCGAGCAGGATGGTAAAGTTGGACAGGTCTGCGGTCTCGCAGCCGATCTCAACGGTTTTCCTGACGTGAAGCGCAATGCCTACGAACACATTCTGCACATAGGTCAGAAGTGCCGTGATACTATCAATCACAGAGCTGCCGCGCTGCACGACACGCAGGACGGCCAGGAATTGCGACATGTTGGAAATGATCGCGTTGTTGTCGCCGTCCTTGATGCGGAAGTGATGCGGCTTGCCCCCGTACTCGAACCATTCCTCCAGCTTTCCGGTGCCGATAAAATCTGCAATGGCGGTCCTCACGGCTGCCGGCGTGCCGAGATGACGGTGGACATACCAGCTCGTTTTCAGCGTGTACCGCTTTTCCTCGATGGTTGCGTCTGCTCTCCACCAGTCCACCTTGAAATCCTTCGCCAGGATGTCCAGCATGGCTTCGTCCATCGTGTCGATGTTCGCATAGATGTTGACGAGAGAGACCGTGCTGACGGCTTCGTTCAGCTCTGCTGCGATTGCGGTAGCAAGGCCGAGTGTAACCTTATCCTCGCGCAAAACATCTGGTAGAGCCAGCAGGAGGCTC